CGGGCCGTGGTGCGGACTTATTGATTATCGATGACCCACACTCGGAGCAAGATGCATTGAACGTGACTGCTCTTGAACGTGCTTATGAATGGTACACCTCTGGTCCTAGACAAAGGTTGCAGCCTGGTGGAGCGATAGTCGTTGTAATGACGAGATGGAATATGAAAGATCTAACTGGAATGTTATTAAAATCTCAAAAAGAATTAAAATCAGATCAATGGGAAGTAATTGAGTTTCCTGCGATCATGCCGTCGGGTAAACCTGTGTGGCCACAATATTGGAAACTGGATGAATTAGAATCTGTTAAAGCATCGTTGAGCCTTGGTAAATGGAATGCACAATGGATGCAGAACCCAACAGCTGAAGAAGGATCTTTAATCAAACGAGAGTGGTGGAGGATTTGGGACAAAGGTTATATTCCACCATTACAACATATCATTCAAAGTTATGATACTGCATTTTTAAAAAAGGAAACGGCAGATTACTCTGCTATTACTACGTGGGGTGTGTTTCATCCCGATCAAGATTCCCCTCCTAATTTAATACTATTAGATGCATTTAAAGAACGATTAGAGTTTCCAGAGTTAAAGAAAGAAGCTTGGGAACAATACCGATATTGGAATCCAGAAACGGTGATCGTGGAGAGTAAGGCTTCTGGTCTGCCACTCACATATGAGTTGCGAAAAATGGGCATTCCTGTTATAAACTACACTCCCTCAAAAGGTAACGATAAACATGCGAGGGTCAATGCCGTCGCTCCGCTATTCGAGAGTGGCGTTATTTGGGCGACTGAAGATAAATTCGCTGAAGAGGTTATTGAAGAGTGTGCATCATTTCCTTATGGAGACCATGATGATTTGGTGGACAGCACAACACAAGCGGTAATGCGTTTTAGACAGGGAGGGTTTATAGTGCATCCTGAAGATGAAAAAGAAGATACATTACCAAGAACAGAGAGAACGTATTATTAATGGCGATAGATTTTTCAAACTACATTAACACCTACAAAGGTAGTCCGGTACTACAACAACAGTTTCCGAACATGAATGATTACTTGGCGTTGTTTGGTTACAACCAAGGAACAACTCCAACACCTACACCTACACCTACACCCACTCCAACACCAACCCCTCCTACTACAGGACCTGTTAATATAATAGGACAAGATTTAAGAAGTGGAGCGGGGAGCGCGGGTATTCCAAGTATAGGAAGCCCAGAAAGAATTACAGCATTCAATGAAGCAATTGATACAAGACAAAATAGATTAAACAATCCAGGTGCTATTGCATCTTTCTTTTATGAAAAAGGAGTTCCAAAACAAGCCTCTTACAATGAAATGTTATCTAGAGGAATGTTAGGAGCAAAAGACACAAGAGCAACTTCTGGTATTCCATTTGGAATTTCTGGTATGATAGCGAGTATGTTGCCAGATAATTATTATGATAAGATGACTTTAGGCGATCAAATATTAACTCAATCTTATATGGGTTACACAGATCCAAATACTAATATGGCAAACAAAGATCCATTTGGTAGAAATGTAAGATCTGGTTTTGGAAACTATGCGGAAGCTCAACAAAAAAGTTTTGATAAATTAGGTGAATCTTTAGCGGGAAGATTAGCAGAAAAATATGGTGCTACTTTTGATCCTGTAACAGGAAAATACACAGGAGTAAATGCAGCGTTAGCAAATAAAATGACTTCTTATATGAGAAATCAATTTATGTTTGATAAATTTGGAGTGCAAAAAAAGAAAAATATTACAGCAGACCTTGCATTAATTCAAAAAGCAAAAGAAGAAGAAGCTAAAAAAGCAGATATAAAAGCTAAAGCTGATTTAGCTAGTTTAACTACTCAAGGAGGTGGAGGTGGAATCGCTGGTAACACTGGGGGTGGTGGACAGGCTGCAAAAATGGGTGGTGGTTCTCAACAAGCTAAATCAGGTGGTCAAAAAGCTGGAGGTTCAGGCAGAACCGATGGTGGTTGGGGATGGAAAGATGGTGGACTTGTAACAATGTTTAAACTAAAAGGATAATCATGGCAGAAATAGATGACGCTTTACCGAATCAATCTGTAAGCGATGCAGAATTTAAAGAAACAGAAGTAACAGAGGTAGAAACACCTAACGAAGATATTGTTCAAACATCAGAAGATGTGGAAGTAACAATGGATGAAGAAGGTGGAGCTGAAGTATCTTTTGATCCCAATGCAGTTGATCCATCTTTAAAACAAGATCACTCAATAAATTTAGCAGAAACTTTAAATGAACAAGCATTAGATTCATTGGGTACAAAATTATTTGATCAATACCGAGAGTACAAAGAATCTCGTGGTGATTGGGAACAATCATACAGAGAAGGTTTAGAACTTTTAGGTTTTAAATACGAAAGACGAACAGAACCTTTCAGAGGTGCATCAGGTGTTAATCACCCTGTGCTAGCTGAAGCAGTTACACAATTTCAAGCACAAGCTTATAAAGAATTATTACCAGCCGATGGACCAGTCAGAACTCAAATTATGGGAGCGATCACTCCAGAAAAACAAGATCAATCACACAGAGTAAAAGATTTTATGAACTATCAAATAATGGATCAGATGAAAGAGTATGAGCCAGAGTTTGATCAAATGCTTTTCTATCTACCCCTCTCCGGTTCTACCTTTAAGAAAGTTTATTATGACGAGCTTTTAGGTAGAGCCGTTTCTAAATTTGTACCAGCAGATGATTTGATTGTACCTTATTCTGCAAACTCATTAGATGATGCAGAAGCAATTGTGCATGTAATTAAAATGTCTGAAAACGAATTAAGAAAACAACAAGTGGCAGGATTTTATAGAGATATAGAATTAGGACAACCACCTGTAACAACGAATCAATTAGAGGATAAAAAATTAGAACTAGAAGGTATTTCAAAAGATGGTCAAGAAGATCAATTCACACTTTTAGAAATGCATGTCAATCTAGATTTAGAAGGTTATGAAGATATGTCCCCTGACGGCGAAGAGACAGGAATTAAACTTCCATACATTGTAACGATTGCAGAATCTAATAATAAAATTTTATCTATTAGAAGAAACTATGCCGAAGGCGACAAGTTGATGAAAAAAATTAATTACTTTGTACAGTTTAAATTTTTACCTGGAACTGGTTTCTATGGTTTTGGTTTGATTCATATGATTGGTGGTTTAACTAGAACTGCAACTGCAGCTTTAAGACAATTGTTGGATGCAGGAACTTTAGCAAACTTACCAGCTGGATTTAAGTCTCGTGGTATTAGAATTAGAGATGATGCACAACCATTACAACCTGGTGAGTTTAGAGATGTCGACGCTCCAGGAGGCAATATCAAAGATCAGTTTATGACTTTACCTTTCAAAGGACCCGATGCAACATTACTTCAGTTAATGGGTATTGTAGTATCAGCTGGCCAACGATTCGCGGCTATCGCAGATATGCAAGTGGGTGACATGAACCAACAAGCAGCCGTCGGTACGACTGTTGCATTATTGGAGCGTGGCTCTAGAGTTATGTCAGCCATCCACAAAAGACTATACGTTGGTCTTAAACAAGAATTTAAATTATTAGCAAATGTATTTAAAACATATTTACCACCGGTATATCCTTACGATGTACCAGGGGCACAGAGAAATGTTAAGGTTTCAGACTTTGATGAAAGAATAGATATCTTACCAGTTGCAGATCCAAACATTTTTTCTCAAACACAAAGAATTTCGATGGCGCAATCACAACTTCAGTTAGCGCAATCGAATCCTCAACTACATAACCTATACCAAGCGTATAGGTCTATGTATGAAGCATTAGGTGTTAAGAACATTAGTTCTATTTTACCACCACCACAACAACCACAACCGATTGATCCAAGTATGGAAGAAATTGCAGCGATGGCTGGTAAACCTTTTCAAGCATTTGTTGGTCAAGATCATAAAGCACACATTGATTCACACTTAAACTTTATGAAATCAAACACAGTGCAAAATAATCCTATGGTAATGGGTGCATTACAGAAAAATATTTTGGAAAGAATTAGTTTAATGGCTCAAGAACAAATTCAATTAGAGTTTAGAGAAGAATTAATGCAGGCAAGACAACTACAAATGGCTTTACAACAAAATCCTAACAACCCAGAACTTGTTCAACAAGCAAATTTAATAACACAAAAGATGAATGCAAGAAAAGCTGTGTTGATTGCAGAGATGACTAAAGATTATATGGACGAAGAGCAGAAAGTTATTAGTGAATTTGGTGGAGATCCACTGATTAAACTAAAAACTAGAGAACTTGACCTTCGTGCAAGGCAAAATGAAGCTAGAGCTGCCTATGATGAGGGTAGAATTAGCCTAGATACTCTAAAAACAATGATGAATCAGCAAAACACAGAAGAAAAACTAGAGCAAAACGAAGATTTAGCAGAATTAAGAGCTGAAACATCAATTGCTAAAACAATTCTATCAGGTGAAAACAGTATTAGACGACAACAAATGTCTGACGCTAGTAAAATTCACGATTTCGGTAGAAATTTTAAGAAAAGTTAACTATAATAATATTAAGGAGAAACTTTATGATTAAAAAAGTTAAAGAACCTAAAATTACAAAGGAGTTAGGCGTTGGAAAAGACGGCTACCAAACTGGTGGCGTTGAAATCAAAGCGACTGACCCTATGGAATCACAGGTTGTTGATGTTAAGGGCACAAGAAGAATGCGTCCTGACAAAAAACCTGTAAAAGCAACTTGGTACTAGTATGTGGTTGTCGGCAATTAAATTAGCCGTCTCTGCTGGTAGCAAGATTTATGCAAACAAGCAAAAGGCGAAGGTCGCAATGTCTGATGCTCAACTGTTGCATGCAGAACGACAAGCACGAGGTGAGGAAGCTTACCAAGGTAAACTTCTAGAGGCTCGTCAAAACGATTATAAGGACGAATTCGTTTTGATAATTTTGTCGGCTCCAATAATAGTCCTAGCTTGGGGGGTCTTCAGCGACGATCCAGGCGCACTCGACAAAGTAAAAACTTTCTTCGAGCATTTTGCGGCACTCCCGACGTGGTTTTCGACTTTGTGGATCCTTGTCGTCGGAAGTATTTTTGGTATAAAGGGTACACAGATATTTAAAAACGGAGGAAAAAAATAATGCCTAACAGAAGATTTAACACACAAGTTGCTCAACCCATGAAGAAGGGTGGCAGAGTAAAAAGAAAAGGTGGTGGTATGGGTGGTAGAACTGGCGAGATGATGTATTCACGTGGACAAGGTGAAAACATGAGATCTAAAAGAGTACCAACTGAACTTATGGACAGAGGCGCTATGAAAAAAGGCGGCAAAGTTGGTAAGAAGAAACAAGGTTACAAAGCTAGAAAAGACGAATCAATAGCTATGAGAATCAAAAAGAAAAGAACTGCTAAACAATTAAAAGCTAGCAGAGATGATTCTTACGGTAAGTTTGGTTCTAAAGCTAAAAAATCTGGAAAGATCAACAGGTAGTAATATGGCTAACACTAGAAGAATGAACAGACTTGAAGAACTAGGTAGAGTTGATTCTGAAAAAGCTTTTACTAAAAAAGGTAAAAGAAATCTTAAAGACGAAAAGAAAAGAATTGTCAGAGAACTTAAAAAAGATGGCGGCTCTTTAAAATCTGTAGACAAAGAAAAAAATCCAGGTCTTGCTAAACTTCCAACTAAAGTCAGAAATAAAATGGGCTACATGAAAAAAGGTGGCAGAGTAAAAATGAAAAGTGGTGGTATGGCTAAAAGAGGAAGAGGTTGCGAGATTAGATAATGCCTCTCACGGACAAAGGTAAAAAAATAATGAAGTCCATGAAGAGTAGGTATGGCAAGAAAAAAGGCGAACAAGTTTTTTATGCATCTAAAAATAAAGGTAAAATAAAAAACGTAGATAAGAAAAGGAAAAAATAAAATGGCTAAACTATGTCCTAAAGGTAAAGCGGCAGCGAAGAGAAAATTTAAAGTTTATCCCAGCGCATATGCTAATATGTATGCATCTGCTGTTTGTTCTGGTAAAGTCACACCTGGTGGTAAAAAGAAAAGAAAAAAAATGCGTGAAGGTGGTATGGTCATAGAGGACATGACTACAATGATAGAGGTCTAATGGCCAAAAAGGGTTTAAGATCATGGGTAAAGGAAAACTGGGTAGATATTGCCAACAAAAAATCGGATGGCTCATACCCGAAGTGTGGAAGAAGTGGTGGAGAAAAAAGAAAAAATTATCCAAAATGCGTGCCCATTGCGAAAGCAAGAGCGATGAGCAAAGGTCAACGTGCGGGTGCCGTCAAACGAAAGCAGGCTGTAGCTAATACAGGACCTAAACCATCAAGAGCTGCAACCTTTGCAAAAAAGAAAGATGGTGGAATGATAAAACAAGCACAACGAGATTATAAAGGAAGTTACATACAAGGTAATTTAGGTGGAGTAGAAGTTTCAAATCCAAGTTTAAAAAATTATTATAAAGGAATGTTGTAATGCGAAGACAGGACAACATGCCTAAAAGAAATAAAAAAAACTTTAGACCTACAAAGTCTGGAGCAGGCATGACAAGAGCTGGTGTTGCTGCCTACAGAAGAAAAAATCCCGGTTCAAAACTAAAAACAGCTGTGACTGGTAAAGTTAAAAAAGGGTCTGCTGCCGCTAAAAGGCGAAAATCATACTGCGCAAGAAGTGCAGGACAAATGAAAAAATTTCCTAAAGCCGCAAGAGATCCTAATTCTAGACTACGTCAAGCTAGAAGAAGATGGAAATGTTAAGACGAGCATTATTACAAGCATTAGAAGATAAATATAACGCACAAATTTCTGAAGCAGATGCGACTATAAAAATTTATTTAGATCATTCTGTTGGTATTGGAGAACATCCACAACATATAGAAGAGTTAGATAAACTTTTACAAAAAATTGTAGATGCTCAAGAAAAATTAAAGGAAATACAACATTTTAAATTATGAAAAATCCCAAAAAAGGAACAGGTAAACATCCTGGAAAAAAATATGGTAGACGACTTTATACTGAT